CTTCAGCTTGGAGCCGAAGGCTATATTAGACGTAGGCTCAAGAGGTGGGGTGTTGATCTAGACTCTCAAGAAAAGAATCAGAAGCTTGCAAAAGCAGGATCTTTAGATGGACTCACGTCCACTTTAGATCTAGCTGCTGCAAGCGATTCTATCTCTTTGAGTATCTGCAAAAAACTCCTACCTCCTGAGTGGTATTACTAATTAAACGACCTACGTTCACCTGTTGGTGAAGTATGTCGTACCCATGGTAACAATTTCTCAGTTAGATATGAGAAGATGTCGTCCATGGGTAATGGTTATACCTTCGCTTTGGAATCATTAATATTTTCAGCTTTAGTCTATGGTGCATTAAAAACGCACGGGCATGACTGGAAGGATCAGGATCTAGCGATATTTGGTGACGATTTAATCGTCCCAACATCAATAGCCTTATTCCTAAAAGAAATGCTTGACTGTTCCGGATTTTCTTTAAACACTGAGAAGAGTTTCTTCTTTGGTGAATTTAGAGAATCCTGTGGAGCTGATTTCATTAATGGTACCGATGTTCGTCCTGTATTTCATAAATCAAAGGTATGTTATATTGATGAATTATATCATCTATATAACAGTATTTACCTATGGTCTATGAAACAGAACGGGGAGATTCAGAGCGCGGAGGCATACGTTTTACGTATGGTTCCACCGGACCTAAGATTCATGGGTCCGGTTCTTGAATCAACCAATTCTCATCTTTTCGATGGGAACTTTGCTTCCCGTCATGGGGAGTATCGTTTCCGCACCATCCTCCGCAAGCCGCGGAAGGTTGGTGACCGTAAGACTTCGTTTTTGTTCCGAAAGCTTATGGCCCGATTAGATGGATCAGATAAACTTCACCATTCGTTTTTAGATTGGCGAAGATCTGAGTTTAACATCGGAAATGTATTTGATGTCGTTCGCAGAGACGCTTACGACTTCAGCATACGTTCCAGTACAGTCCCTAGTTGGATTGTATAGCTAAGCCCGGTAGTGGCGGGGTCTCCTAGGAGACCCCCCCATTGCCGGTACCCGAACTTTGGGGCGATAG